AACATACTCAAAGTAACTTGCTGGTTTTAGAAAAAATTAAACAAACTCATACTCATAAGCCATATCATATCCATAAGAATGTTTTGAGGAATCAAATTTATGCCATCTTTGAAGTTTATTTAGCGAAGGTATACTTAAAAGAATATCATCATTGTTCATATGCAACCTACGCATCAATCGTGCTATTTTAACTCTCTTAGTCTCATCATGCAAAGCTTCACGTAATAAAACTTGAGGTGTATCTATCTTATGATATTGACATACAGAATTATAAAACTTCATAACATATTTATAGGCCATAAGGTTAGTACCCATAGTATCATATAATTGACCTACACAAGACAAAAGCCAATCCGAAGGAACAGCATCTTGATCTTTTAAAAACAAATTTATCATAGTCTCATTTATATCTTTAAAAGGAAGAACTGGAGCTGTATCATTTATAAAGGAAGCAATAAAACGACGCTTTAAAAATACTGGACCACGAGTTAAATAGGTACCAGAAGAATGATCTATAGTAGAAAGAAAAAAATCATATTCCCTAGCATCTCTTAAAGTCATATTACAAAATTTAGCTAAGAAATCTGTCCATCCTTGAGCATTAATATAAGGTTTTAAAATCTTCAAACAAGCCCATATATGATCATCTCCATAAACTATTATAATTATAATTCTCAATAATAACATGTTCATCACCATATCAGAGATATGGGGATATTTATCTATAACAAACATCATATATAAATAAAACAATAAAGCCATAATCCAACTATCTCCATGAGAAGTATCCTTTCCACCTGAATGCATAACTCCTCTCATAAATTGCCAGAAAGTACCTAGGTGCAATACTATCTTATGGCTTATCTTATACATTAACGTTTTCACAAAGAATTCCATAGCCTTGGTAGCTCTATCATCATAACTGTCCCAAGGATAATAGCGAGACCCACAGGCTATATATAACATAAGCATCCAATCCAGTATACTCTTATCTATCTGAGTTATATCTCCATCAACCCAAAAAAAACGATCATCATCATAATGAAGATAAAGAGCTAAAATATACGCTCCACCATGATTGAAATTCATACCTATCCTAATTAGATTACCAGTTTCTATCTTCCTACGATCTCTCATCAACCAATCTGATAGTATAATCATGTTCAATGAAGGGCAGAAGAACTCTCTCATCTTTTCCATTAACTTCTCAAGTTCCTCCGCTAAATATATTAAAGCCTTTCTCCATTCTTGCTTCTGACGAACAACCTCCAAATCCATAAAATAAGGCTTCTCTCCTCTCAAAACTTTAACAACAAAAGTGTGAACATATCTTAAAGATGCC